CCACGACTTGGCGTTGCGGTCGTAGTAGGGCTCTTCGACCAGCGGGTAGCCGTTGAGCTGGTAGGTGTAGCCGTAGCTGGGCAGACCCATGTCGCGCATGGAGCCCAGCTCGGTGTAGGCCACCACCACGTCTTTGCCCCACACGTCGGTGAAGACGGTGCCGGCATCGTTGCTGGTGATGGCGTCGCCCACGAACACCTGCTTGACGCCAAACAGCGCGGCCAGGATCTCGGTGGTGGCGATGTCGCGCCCGGTGTACTTCATCCGGTCCACGATGATGGGGTGCTGGCGCAGCTTGGCAAACACCGCGGCGCCCATGACCACCGTGTTGGGGCGCTTGCCGGTGGCGGCGCGCACGGCTTCCTTGGCGGTCTCGATGTTCTGGATCGGCTGGCTGGTGCCGGTAAAGTCAGACCACTGGCCGGTGCCGGACAGGGTGACCTTGTTGGCAGCGGCGTAGCTGGCTGCGGTGCGCGCGATGGTGGCGGCCTGGTTCTCCAGGCGCAGCGCCATGATGGCCGACACGCCGTAGATGGCGCCCTGCCCCATGTCGATGCCCGGGCCGTTGGCGGCCTCCTGGATCTGCTCGATGGGGGCCAGGCCCTCCAGGCTGTAGTCCACCAGGGCGTAGGGGCTGCCGCTGTAGCCGAACGAGACGCGCTTGGTGTTCTCACCCGGCGCGCGTTGGCTCTGGTAGAGCATGAACGCTTCTTTGCCGAAGGTGATGATGTTGCCCCCGCGCAGGCCGACCGGCACTGTGGGGAACAGGGCTTGCGCCACCATCTCCGCGTTCTGGTAGCCCTGGGCAATGGTGGACAAGACGGGGTCGATGACCCGCGCTTGTGCTGGTGTGATTTGTGGCATTTTGAATGTCCTTGAATGGGGTTAAGAAGTGGGGCCTGATGCGCTGCGCGATCAGTTGGGGATGGGCCAGACTTCGATGATGTCGCCCGCATTCGCTGCGGCAGTGAGTGCGCGCCCGATGGACACGCCGGCAGATTTGGTGACGACCTGCGTCACGGTGGTGTGCACCTCCAGCAGCGCACCAACTGCGATGGCTGCGCCGGCAACCGCCTGGCAGGTGATGCCCACGCCGACCGGCACACGCGCGCCAGAGGCTGCGGGCAGGGTGGCAAAGCCCATGGCGTTGCCGGCGGCGGCGGCGGGTGCGCCGCTGGCCTGCACGGGCTGAAACTGCGCAATGGCAGATGTGGCCGTCAGGCCAACAATGTCTTCGGTAATGACTGCAGCCATGTTTATGCTCCTTGAGTGGCTTGGGTAGCCTGGATGTGTTTGACGGCCTCAACGTAGCTGACGCTGGGGTTGGCTTTGACGTAGGCCTTTGCCTTGACGTCGAGCTCGGCTTTGCTCAGCTCGGGCTTGTCTTTGCTGGCTTCCACGGCAGCGGCTGCGGCGTGGGCCAATGGCTGGGGCGCATCGCTGGCCATGGCTTTGGCCTGGCTGGCGCGCACGGTGCGCTCGGCGGCGTTGACGGCCATGGCGGCGTCACCGGCCGTCGATTTGCCGTCGAACTTGAGCGTGGCGATCAGCGCTTCGTGACCGGGGATGAGCTGGCCTTCCACGGCCTGGATGCGCGCGCGTTCGGCGCTGGCACCCTCGGCCATGACGGTTGCCAACACCTCGGGCGCTTCGGCGGCGAGTTGTTCACGGGTAATGGGCATGGTTTCTCCAATGGAGGTAGGAACGGAGGCGGATAGCGCCTGACTTTGTGCAACACCGGCACGCGCTTGGGGCTTGGCTTGCGCGCCGTTGGCGCGCTCCTGGTTGAGCTGCGCGACCAGCGCGTCGAGGGTGGAAACACCGTCCACCAGCCCGGCATCGATGGCCTGCTGCCCTATGAAGACGCGGCCATCGGCCATGTCTTTCAAAACTGTTTTTTCACTGACGCCGCGCTGCGTGGCCACGGCGGACACAAACAGGCTGTAGGTGTAGTCCACCGCGTCCTGGATGCTCTGGCGCCCGGCGTCCGACAGCGGGCCGTACTGGCTGGCCACGCGCTTGTATTTGCCGGCATAGACCTCGGTGGTCTTGACGCCGTTCTTGGCTTCGGCTTGGCTGATGTCGGTGTGGGTAGCCACCACGCCAATGGAGCCCACGCCAGTGGTGCCATCCACGATGTACGCGGCCTGGGCCGCGCTGCCTATCCAGTAGGCCGCGCTGGCCATGGCGCCGCTGGCCAGGGAGACGATGGGTTTGACATCGCGCGCAGCCATCACGGCATCGGCCAGGGTCTGGGTGCCGTCGACCGTGCCGCCAGGGCTGTCGATGGCCAGGATGATGCTGTGCACCGCCGGGTCGTTGAGCGCTGCCTGCAGGTCGCGCGCGATGAGCTGGCTGCTGGTGCCGCCGCTGATCTGGGTGAACAGATTGGCGCGCTTGGCGATCACGCCGTCTATCGGCAGCACGGCCACGCCGTCGATGATGTCATAGCCCTTGGGCTCGTTGGCCAGCGGGCGGCCCAGCTTTTGCTCGATGGCGGCAATGTCGATCTTGTCGCCGCGCAGGTGCGTGGCGTAGATCGCGCGGATCTCCAGCAGCTTGCCCGGGTCTATGGCCCAGGGCGCGTTGAGGATGTCGAGCAGTTTCATGCGGTCACTCGGGCGTTGAAAGTGACCCCACTCTAAGAATTTATGGCTGTCTCAAATAGGGCAACTTGAGCCAAGTCCACAACAATTTCTAGTCGACAGCGCAAATCTCCAGCAGCGCCACATTGCGCCGCCTGCGCTGGCGCGCGCGTTCGGCCATTTTCCGGGCCTGGGCGGCGTCCACAGCGGCTTGTGCGGCTGCGCCGGGCAGCGCATCGACGCGGCCAAAGCGGCGCAGGTAGTCGCTTAAACTCAACTCGGCATCGGGCCCGCCGCCTTTGCCGGCGCCCCAGGCCGCTCGGAATTCGCGCACCTCGGGCTGGACAGCGGTGTCCTCGATGAGCCCCTGCACGGCCAGGGTGATGGCATTCAGGCTGAACAGCCCGCGCAGGGCCAGGTGCAGGGCGCTGCTCATGCCGATGTCACCGTGCGGATGGTAGTGGCGTCACCGGTCAAGGTCTCGTTCACAGCCCCAGCCACACGGCTGGTGGGCGTCACCACGGCGTCTGCGCTCAGGCCGTACCACAAGGCAAGCCGGTCTATCCAATCGTCCAGGCTGCCCGTCAGCACCGGCGCCGATACGGTGTGGATGGTTACCGGGTCTGTGCCGCTCATGGTCTGGTGAAGCCCGCCGGCATCTTGCGATGTGGGCGTGACGGTCAGCGGATTGGCTGAGTCAAGGCCATGCAGCAGGGCGATCTGGTAAATCCGATTGGCGCGCGCCTGGGTAATCGTGTACCCGGCTCCGTTGTCAGCAACACCGTCCAGCGTGTCGCCGGCCTCAACCGCCGCAAGCTGGGCCGCGATGAACACCGCAACCTGGGCCGCTACCGTGTCGTCGGCCTCGGTCGCGGCTCCAGCAGCCGACACCAGCACCGCGCCCGTTCCAGCCGCTGTATCGTCGGCCTCAGTGACGCTCAACGTCCCAGTGACCGTACTGCCGATAGTGCCAGACGCTGACAGTGAATCATCGACCTCAGTGATCGCCAGCGTTGCATCGACAGTCACAGTGCCGGACGCTGCGGCCGTATCGCCTGCTTCCGTGACGGCCAGGGTGGCACTGATTGCAACCGTGCCGGCTGCGCTTAATGTGTCTGATCCTTCCGTGACTGCAAGCGTTGCGCTGACAAGGACCGTCCCGCTCGATGCAAGCGTGTCACCAGCCTCGGTGACTGCCAATGTGCCGCTGACTAGCACGCCGGCTGCGGCAG